TCGTTGGCGTGTCTCTAAGGCACTCCTACGACTACGACATGGAACTACCAAATGGAGAGTCCATTGATGTAAAGACAAAGAAGACTGGTTGGCCTCCAAAGCTTGATTACGACTGCACCATATCCGCATTCAACATCAAGCAGAAGTGTACCTACTACGTCTTCACTCGCGTGAAGTCCGATCTCTCTGTCGGATGGCTTCTCGGATATCTTCCAAAAAAGGAGTACTTTGATGCAGCACAGTTCATAAAGAAGGGTGAACTTGATCCTTCAAACAACTTTACAGCCAAGACTGACATGTATAACGTAAAGATCAGTCAGCTAAAGGACATGAGGGATCTACTTGATGCGAAGAAAGCTCTTGACAGTCTAAAGCCGACTTGATAGAGTATCAATCCAACCAAGATTACTTGGCTTGGCATATGTTTCAGAAGGAGATAAGGAAATGGCTACTACCAACAACAAGTACACGATCATCTCTGGCAAGGCTCATTGGGCTTCGCTTATTACCCCAAACACTACGTTTGAGCCGTGCTGGTCTCTTGATGTCTCTCTTGACGAGGCAAACAAGAAGAAGGCTGCCGCAGATGGTCTTGTCATCAAGAACAAGAACGACAACCGTGGTGACTTCGTAACCATCAAGCGCAAGGTCACCAAGCGTGATGGTTCGCCTCGTCAGGCTCCAGAGGTCATCGACGCAGCCAAGAACCCTTGGAACGGGGACCTGATTGGCAATGGCAGCGTAGTCAACGTCAAGTACCAGCCATACGAGTACACCGTTCGTGGCAAGAAGGGTCGCTCTGCTGACCTAGTCAAGGTTCAGGTTGTGGAGCTTGTGCCATACGGTGGCGGCAAGAACGACGGCTTTGATGTCATTGACGGTGGTTATACCGTTGGTGCGAAGAAGGATTCAGCCGCTGTGGCCGATGACATTCCGTTCTGATAAGTAGCGCACACAAGGGGTCATCATGACGTTGGATGACATTCGCTTGTCGGGTGTGGAGAGGGACCGACTGGCACAAGCAAATGAAATATACATACAAAAGGAGAGAAGTTCAAATGACTAACGAGATCCGAGTTCTAATGGCACTTCTTCGTCGCAATCGAGTTACGCGCAAGACGGCAATCGAGAAGGGTCTATGTGAGAACCTAACTGCCACGATCTCTCGTCTCCGTCAATGGGGTGTAGAGATCCTGACGGTAAATGCAAAGTCAGATACCGGAGAGAGGTACACTCGCTACAAGCTTGTGAATCCGGAACAGGCTCGCATCAAGCTTTCGTATCTTAAGCTTGATCACGAGATCAATAATCCAACGTCGATGACTCGACAGGCAGCTTAAGGATTCTTTGAGATGACAGAAGCTTACAACAACAAGAAGACTATCGATACTCTTGTCGAAGACATCTACAGTCTGTTTGACGAGAGCAACGATGTGCAGATTGACGATAAGGCAATCGACGCATTCCTAGAAGGGGTCCGAGCTTCTGTCATCTCCTCTCTTACTCGTAAGAGGAGCGCGCCATATCTTCGACTGTCTATGGTTGGTCAACCGGATAGGAAGATCTGGTATGAACTAAACGGTGCACCAAAGGAACCGCTGACAAAGCCTACACATATCAAGTTCCTGTACGGAGATATCCTTGAGCATCTTCTAGTCCTGCTCTCAAAGCTTTCAGGACACGATGTAACTGAGCAGCAGGATGAGCTTTCAGTTGAAGGTGTAGTAGGCCACCAAGACGCTGTTGTCGATGGGACGCTAGTAGACTTCAAGTCTGCCTCACCACACAGCTTCAAGAAGTTCAAGGATGGTTCTCTGTCTATGGACGATCCATTTGGGTACATTGCCCAGATCTCGTCCTATGCGTTTGCTGGGAAGCATGATCGTGCTGGCTTCGTGGCAATCGACAAGGTCTCTGGAGAGATCCACTTCCACGAAGTCCACAAGCGTGAGCGTATCGATCCTTCAAAGAGGATTGTAGACCTAAAGCGCATTGTTGACATTCCAGTACCGCCAAAGCACTGCCATGACCCAGTACCGGATGGCAAGAGTGGAAACATGAAGCTTGCAACAGCATGTTCTTTCTGCGACTTCAAGAAGCACTGCTGGTCATCTTCTAACAACGGTGCCGGTCTCCGAGCCTTCAAGTACAGCAATGGTGTTCGCTATCTCACTAGTGTGGCAAGCACTCCTGACGTAGAGGAGATCTTTGAAACATGAACTTCAGATCTGGACTTGAGAAGAAGGTAAGTGCCACATTAGCATCCAATGGTATCGATGCCAAGTTTGAACCAATCAAGATCCTCTACAGCACTATTCCAGAAGACCATAAGTACACTCCAGACTTTGTACTGGGCAACGATGTCCTTATTGAGGTGAAGGGATACTTCACTGCACAAGACAGGAAGAAGCATCTACTGCTCAAGTACAATTATCCCGACCTCAATGTCCACTTTGTCTTTGGAAACAAGAAGAACAAGCTACACAAGAACTCCCCCACGACATACGAGGACTGGTGTAAAAAACACGGCTTTGAATGCTGTGATGCAAAGGACGTAGAAACACTAAAGCAATGGTCTAGGAAGAAGCGCAATAGTCTAGATACAGTAAGACTGTACAAGGTCGCAGAGAAAACCAATGGAAGAGAAAAGAAGAGAAAGCCTTCAAAGCCTCGGAGAAGTACTAAGACTTGACTCGTACGGACCATCAACCCCACAAGAGTTGATCCTCTTTCGTACGGTAATTCTTCAAGCACTTCTTGATGCTACTAAACCAGCCTATGAAAACGAGCCAGAGGAAGAAGCCTTGGCTCGTGCACAGGCACAAGCTTGGTTCTTCTCTTCCGTAGGGGTCACTTGTCAAGATTTTGTCGATGTCTGCGACATGGCTGGACTTGAGCCACAGTTTGTGCGATCATTTGCATTCAAGGTCATAAAGACAAAGGAGATCAAGTATGTCAGGAAACGAATCAACACAGTCCTCAATGATTGACAAGTTCAAGATTGGTGATGTAATCTATGACCCATACATCAATGACATGAAGGGGCCAATGTATCTCTACGATCCACAGGTAAAGTACAACGTCAACATCCCTTCATCCACGGATGAAACACAGATCTATCCAGATCTATCTTCTGACTTCATTGTGTATAAATACAATGAGGCAAAGCATATTGCTGAGCTAAAGGAGTACATTGACTCAACGTACTCCGCTCACTATGCCAAGAGCAAGATGCAAGCAACGGAGATCATGATCGATAGTGGATATGGTGAGGGGTTCTGCATGGGCAGCATCCTCAAGTACTGGCAGCGGTATGGTCGCAAGGATGGGTACAACAGGAAGGACTTGCTAAAGATCCTTCACTATGCGATCATTATGCTTTCGATCCACGATAACAGGGTTGAAACTAAAGACAAGCCTACCTAAGTTAACCAGTACACACGAACACATACATCATCCCGTCTGGGAACTTTGAGCGATAAGCCATTGATCCCAGACGGGATTTTTGTCTCTTCAACCATCTTTTATTTGAGGACATACCAGCCATGCAGCAGAAGGATCGCCCTAACGAGCCACAGTACTTGCCAACAGATTACCAGACGTTTATCGCTCTTAGCCGCTATGCACGATGGCTAGAGGACAAGAACCGAAGGGAGACTTGGGCAGAGACTGTTGATCGATACATCGACAATGTAGTTCGCCCCGTTCTCGGCAAGAATAGCGGAGAAACCATCAGCATTCTACGCGAGGCAATCTTCAATCTGGAGGTCATGCCGTCGATGCGAATGCTGATGACTGCTGGTCCTGCTCTGGAGCGAGACAACACTTGTGGGTACAACTGCTCTTACTTGGCTGTAGACGACATCAAGTCTTTTGATGAAGCCATGTTCATCCTTCTATGTGGTACAGGTGTAGGCTTCTCAGTCGAGACTGAAGCCATCAACAACCTTCCAGAAGTGCCGGACAAGATGTTTACATCCGACGATGTCATCGTTGTCCATGACTCAAAGGAAGGCTGGGCAAAGGCTCTTCGCAAGCTTATCGCCATGCTCTACAGCGGAGAAATCCCGTCTTGGGATCTATCCAAGATCCGTCCTGCTGGTTCTCGCTTGAAGACCTTTGGCGGCAGGGCTAGTGGTCCGGAGCCTCTGAACCAGCTATTCTCCTTTGTCGTTGACATCTTCAAGAAAGCTAGCGGCAGAAAGCTTAACTCCATTGAGTGTCACGACATCATGTGCAAGATTGGAGATGTCGTTGTGGTCGGTGGTGTACGTCGATCTGCAATGATCTCCCTGTCAGATCTCTCTGACGAGCGTATGCGTGTTTGTAAGAGTGGAGAGTGGTGGAGATCAAACCCACAGCGTA